GGTAGGTTAGCAACCTACTCAGGGTATGGCCTTATCAGTCATACGGTGACCTCTTGTTATGTTATTCTCGAAAGAAACTAAGAGATAACAGGATTCATCCTATTACCGCTCACAACACAATTATTGCACCAGGGTTAAAGCCCCTGCATACAATTGAGGTTATGGGTGGTTCTTGCTCCGTAGCTTGTACGGTTGCAAGCACACATCTCAACGATTCAGGTTCAAGTCCTACTACCTATCATGGTAGAACAGACCCTGTACGTGACAATTTTATCAGACAACTATGTAGTTCCGTTAGACGGACACACATAATCATTACTAACAAAAGAATCGGTAATAACGTTGATAGTTTACAGAAATATTGTGATGGGGTTTCAATATCTCCGTCTATGGATCTTGTAACTATTTATAAATCGTTCAAAAATATCTCCACATATATCACATCAAAATATGATAAGTGTACAAATCTTTCTGAAGATGAAGAAAAGATCTACAAATCCATCTTCTTTGGCACTAATAGGAGAATTAAGCACTACATGAAAAGAAAACTTTTAATGTTTACTCATGCATTTCAAATGTCAGCTTTTAAGAGGTTCATGCCTATGACCCTCCCTAATGAGATTCTTCTTTATGAAAAATCGAATTATGGTGCTGAGTTATCAAAATCACATCGAACCGATCAAGTTGTCTTAGACTACATACGTGGGAAATCCAAGGATTTCTTCAAGCATTTCAAGCTCCCAAACGTTATAATCAACACTTCAACAAAAGCATGTTTCGAAGGAAGTAGTAACTATTCATATCTATATCATCAAAATCATGTACCATCTAATCCAATAGAACTTGGAGAGTATATTCACAATCAAAACCTTATGACTGATCAAGCAATCTATAAATCACTCCACACAAATACGTCTGTTCGACATATCCAAGTGGTTGAACCTTTAAAAGTTCGTAATTTAACAGCTATGCCTGCACATCATCAGGTTTTGAAGGAATATCAAAAAGCAATTAAAGCATGGATCGATAAAGACCCCTCCTTCAAGCTAACTAACTCTCCAGATATTAAATCTGCTGTACAATCAATGAATTGGCCAAAGGACCTTCTATTTACTAGTGGAGATTATTCATCTGCCACAGATACCATCCATAGAGACGTTGTTCTTGCGTCTATATCTGGAATCAATTCCCGACTATTAGAATCATCATTTGATAATTACTCGGTTTTTGATAAAGAAGGCAATTTATTAATCAACCAAAAAAATGGTCAACTAATGGGATCATTAATATCTTTTCCCATATTGTGTCTTATAAATAAATGGATATATGAGTATACCCAGGACACCAGTACAGAACAGTCAACAATCCCCCTCATCAATGGTGATGATATTTTATTCAAGTCTACCCGTGCATTTCATGAACATTGGCGTAATAACATAAGGTTAGTAGGCTTCCGTCCATCTCCAGGAAAGAACTTCCTAGATTCCACTCACTTCACCATAAATTCACGACCTTTCTCCTTTGATGGAGAATATCATCAATTACGGTTCGTGAATGGGAAATACTTTAAGGTACATATGAATCTTTACGAATACTCGAAATATGTTAATCTAATTGACATAGGTAAGAACATTAAAGACAGAATTCACTTTTTACGTGATCTTGGTCTAAAATTATCAACTACATCACTTACCAAACGAATGACGAAATATATACATAAAGACTCACCACTTGAAATAGGTGGTTGTGCACTTATCTGTCAAGATAAAATGACTGCACTCAAGAAAGCATATCAGTATATTCATATCAATAAGATAGAGGAACCAAAGAATCTGTTTCTTGAATATCTCGATCGTCATCATTATCCATCACTTTTTAACGTAAAGGAACCGGAAAATCGCTTTGAAATCAAAGGTATTTCACAGTATTTACATCGAAAACAATTTCAAATGCCAACATATTGTCACGTAATTCACAACAAACGGCCATATACCTACTCAGGTTATAGCATTTTCAGTGAACCCCATGAACTTGAGATGTGTGCAGTTAGTACTCCTCAAAATGAAAAGTACTGATTGAACCACCGGGAGGAGACGAACTAAGAAGGACACAATACACATCTAAATAAAAAATAGAATGCGTTACCAATGATTCACTGGGTTGATACCCCGGGATATGGATCACGCGAATTCGAACATAAAATAA